TCATACCAGCACCGATTTCGCTTTTTCGTAGCGAGCTTTACGGTCATCAAGGCCATTGGTACCGCCATTGATGATTTTTGTTACTGCCGTAATATCGCCACTGCGTTTCAGGCAGCCCCTGGAGGCAAAGAACCACGTTGCCGAACGAGCCGCATATTCGTCCTGCTCCAGCAACTGCGGAACCAACAGCAAATCAGTACCCAGGCCAGCGCCACAATCCCGGTAATTGTCGTGACCGGTTATCTGAATCAGACCGCGACCTCGATAATTCCAGCCGTCGTTTTCTCCGATATTCCCCATGCGGTGGGCGTACACGATATTTGCGATCGCTTTTTGATTTGCTGGTTGGGTGGCTGTGCGACCATATTGCTCTGCGGTATTACCGGGGAAATACTTCCCGAAAGTTGCTTTCAGGCCATCAGCCGAATAATTCAGGTTTTCCACAATACGTGTGAAACCTCCAGACTCATGCCCCACCTGAGCGATAAACATTGCCTGATCGTCAGTTGACGTAATGCCAAATTCAGCCATCGCCGCATCAATTGGCTGAAACCAACGCGCAGCTAATTCGGCGCTGATATTAGCCGCCTTCTGAAACTGTGATTTATTCATTTTTCTGTTCCGGTATAAGTAGTTATGCCAGTGCGTTTGGAGAACAACCCCAGAGCTATCGTTCTCATTCAGTCTGCTCCGATGAAGTCAATCATCCCCCCTACAAATGCACCTGCATTAGCGGGAAGGCCAAGATATTCCATCATCGCAGAGACGGTTAGCGCGAAGATTCCACAAGCCAACGACCCTGTTGCTGTATATATCTTTGGTTTCCCGTCCCTGATATCTATCAATGCCGAAATGTTGAGCGCCAATGCCGAAATGTTGAGCGCCGTCAATCCAGCATAAACCGACGGCAGGTATACAGCCAACCATTTCATTGTTTGCTCAATTATTCCGTGTTTTTCCATAGTCACCTCCGGAACGGGGCGCCGTGTGAGAATAAAAAATCCCCGAATATCCAGGAGCGGCAACGGGGAAAGGCGTTGCACTAACCTAACCTGTCAGCGGTCTTTAATATGAAAAAGCCCCGGCAATTGCCAGAGCTGGAATTTTTTGACGGGGTATTTATCGTTCCAGGACAGTTATCGCAGCTTCCATCGCTTTACGCATGTATTCAGTATGGCCGTTATCACCAGTTGAAGCCGTTCTGAGTGCACTGGCAATCTTGTACTTCTTCGTTTCTATGTTCAGTATCACAAAGGACAAATACCGCATCCCCCACTATCCGACACATCTCGTTATAGAGCGCTTCTGATTCTTCACCGTACATAATTTCACCTTTTTAGCTGTTTTGGCGATTAGCGCGAATGTGGATCCAAAGCAAAAACCCCGCAATTAAGCGGTTTTTTTTTAAAATTTCGGCAATGTATCAGAATTGCGCTAAATATGGCTGATTTTCACAACTTTTGCAAGCAGTTGTCCTCTTCAGGATGTGATTCACCACGACAATTCAGCACCCCAGACAGTGCTGACAAATCCATTTCTCTGAATGCAGTTTTCATTAGTGCCCAGTGAGGCGCATATGTTTTTGACCACCCCTGCTGTGTAGAGCCGATTAGCCGTCCCAAAGCTGCACCGGCATATTCTTTATAGGTGTCGTTGTTGTTAGAAGCTGCGACATCCTGAGCCGCCAACCAGACGAGGGCGATCAACCGTTTCTGTGTTTTTTTCAGTAAGCCTGGTGGAAAATGCTGCTGGTGAGCGGTCCAAACAGACTGGCAAATCAGTGTCTGATAACGGAACGTCAGATCGAAACCGTAGCAGTAACGCAGCCAGGCCTGTTCATGCTCAGGCAGCATGTTCACCGCGCGGCGCCACGGTGCGGCGGCAAACTCATAATCATTTATCGGTGGCAACGGCCTGCGGCGGCGGCGCGTCTCCAGTACATACAGAGAAGTGTTCCGTGCCTTCACCCTTCTACCATCCTCAAACTCAACCATGTGGATGTGTTTGCGTGGACAGCGGTCTTTCTCCGCGGGTGGATGCTCACTAAATGCCTGCAACTGCCCTTTCGTTTTACCTGAGTTGTCCATCAATGCGCGGGTTAATTCTATACGGGCGCACTCGAGTAATTGAGGAGTCATTTCGCAATCACCTCATTCTGCCAGCGGGGTAACGGCGCTTTACTTCCAGTCCGGCGGATTCGCGACTTCGCGTTACGCTCAATCTGGATAAGCCTTTCGATATTCTGGCGTCGCTGCTTTTCTTCCTGCCTCAGATATTTGACGCTTTCAACATATTTCGATTCCCGGTCACAAAGCGTCAAAATGTAGTTGAACGGATCGAGTAAAGTTTCACAGCGACGACAACGCACGGTTCGGTCTTTTTGGTTTACCCAAACAGCATCATGTAAGCAGAATCTCGGTTTATCCAGATCGCCCTCATGCCTCATTGCCATCTCGTTTTTTAAGTCGCCTTTCTTTGTGGAAAACACAACCACATTTGCAAGCTCGTCTTCAGTTGTCATGCCGCCTCCAGCTCAGTTATCAGAACCTCAAGAGATCCGCCTTTTACCTGCTCACCTCTTCGCACCCTGAAATCATCAATCTGCTCGTCATCAGCCATAAATCCGGCATGCACCAGCGAATCAAAAACAGCCTTTTGCAGGTTGTCGAGGTCTCGTCGGCGCTTGTCGGGTTGATTTGCGGTAATGGAGATTTTGAGGCGTTCGGTGGTGTTGATGTCGAGGTTTTGCTGTCGGATTATCTGGATGATGTCTTTTCGGTACTGTGTGCCTTTCGCGCTTATGTAATGCCTCCCCCTACAATGTCGCCAGTAGGTATTCACCGTAGGTGGCCAGGGGAGTTCCAGGCGATATTCTTTCACCATTTCACCTTATCCCCCGTCATATCAGCATTGGTAACGTGCCTTTCCATGCTGCTTTCTCAGTTATGTTTTTCACTGCCATACCCGCCAGCAGTTCAAATGCGTTATTGCACTGATTACCCCACATATCCCAGCCCGGTACGCTGTCTCTGCTGAATAACTCACAGCGCGGTACATCGCCCAGCAACCTGACCAGCAGATCGCGGAATTCTGGCGGTTTGGCGCTGTGCTCCATGCGTGGCGCTGTAAGGTGCTGGCAAATTGAGGCATCCAGCCGCTCAGGCAATTTACCTTTGACTGCAAACAGGCAATCCTCGCTGTTGGCCCTGATCATATGGCCCATTCCAATCGCGCTGTTACCTTTGTGTTTGTTCGTCTTGTGCCAGGTGAATCCTTTCATGGTCATCAGCCTGAACCCCCAGGCATCCATAACTTTGAGCGCCTCTGAGGGCTGGGCAGGCACCCACCACATCGCCAGCAGACAGCTTTCAGCGGCCAAATCCCATACAGCTGTACGGCAAATATCGGGGATCGTCATGGTCTGGTATTTGTGGCCAGCACCTCGCTCACCGTCGTTGGTTTTATCGCGGTAGGTCCAGGGCGGATCTGCGTAAATCAGGGTGTATTTTTTCATGCTGCCCTTCCTTAATAGTCATTGCTGTACCGAACTTCACGCAGCTGCGCACCGTTACCGACTGCCCAGGCCGTTGAGTATTCGATAAGGCTGGTCATGCGCTTGATTCCCATTTCTGCGGTCGATTCCCGGATGTTGCAAAACTCACCCTCAATCCCGGTAACAACCTCTGCACCCCGACCTGTTGCTATTGCGTGGCCGGAAACGAACAACGTTTTCCACTGCACCAGATTACGAGGCTTCTCAAGCCAGATAGCCTGTTTAGCAGTGTCGCCGCATAGTGCATGAAACATGCTATTCTGAAGGAGTGAGCGGTCAAAGTCGGTAATGCGTACTGTGAGGGGGTGGTGGTCATTCAGGGGAAGTTTATTGATTGTCCCTATCAGGTTTCGTCGTACCTGCTCATTTCTGAGGAAGAACGTTTGTTTCTCCAT